ATATATTACCTGCATTATCTTTAACTCTAATTACAGTAGTCGCATTTGTTCCCGTGCTTAAATTACGGACATTTAATCCTTCGAATGTAGAATCTATTGTTTTGACAATATCTACGTCAACACTTGGCGAACTCGTACCAATCCCCAAGCGGTTGTTAGTTGAGTCCCAAAATAAAGACGAACTCTGCTGCAACACATTCCCCGTACCTTGAAACAATACTCTTCCTATTGTACCCGAAGATATAGGTGTAGTGCCGACTGTTAAGCCTGTTGGCGGTAGCGGTATCGCATCAATGAGTTCTTGACCAGTAATGGACTTAGTAACGTAAGAACCGCCTACAATTGTTGAAACTTCTATTAAATCCGTAGCGTCTAAGTCCGCCCCTTTGGGCGTCATTTGGCTAATTTTCTGCGTTAGGTTCATAACAATATTAAAATTAATTTGGTTCTTGTTTAAGCGGTACGGCGCAGTCTGTCCAGTTGTTTACGGCGTAGGTTGCAGTCATTACCCAACCCGCTGCATAGTCTAGTAAGTCGTTATTTAACGGCTCGAAAGTAGGGGTGTCTACTAGGTCAAACGAATAGTTATTCGAGTTTATGAAGTACGTGTATAGGTCGTACAATATTTGTTGGCAGTCGCTTAGAATTACGTTAATATTCGCGCGGTCTTTTTGTATAATGTCGAAACAATAAATTTCAAGTACGAAGTCGTTCGTGTTTTCGGTGGCCAACGCCGTTACGGGGACTATGTAAACAATCGGATATTTCTCATCCTTTGTAGCGAAGTTGAACATTTGTTCTTTAAAGTCCGACCCGACCTTTTTTACTTGAATATGGTTGTCGTAAAACGTTGTTATTTCGTTTATAAGTGCTTGGTAACTTGTCATAATTCCGAACCTTGTTTTATTTTATTGATTTTACTTTGCGTGTTTGTTATGTCCGTTTCGCTTACAACCGCTTGAACTACAAAACTAGGCGTAGCGTTTACGCTTTTAAGTTGTCCCGCCGTGTTTAAGTCGTTGCCTTGACCGAATAGGTTAACCTGCGGTACTATTGACGTAGCGCTTGTAGAACTATCCGAAGACGAAGTATTGCTAGATCCCGAAACCGACCCGCTAGGGTTGCTAAGTAATTGCTTAGCCTTAACCATGTTTGTGGTAATTTGTAAGATACCGCTAGCAAACTGAGCCGCACCCGCTAAGCCACCCGTAACGCCGTTTAAAACGTTTTGTTGTGAAGCCGCTACAAGTCCCGAAATAGCCTTAGCCGTGTCGATGCCTATTTGAATTAAAGCGCTGGCTTTATTTATTTGTTCGAGTTTCTTTTGGTCTTTTACTACTAAGCTTGTCAAGTTAAGGGCGCTTTGTGCGTAGTCCCCAATTGCTTGTATTCTAGCGTCGCGTACTTGCTTAGCTTGTTCGATTGCGTCTAGCGCATCTTGCTTTTCTTTTTCTCTAAACCTTTTGTTGATTTCTTCTTCTTTTTCTTTTTGTTCTTGAAGCAATGTAGTTGCGTCAACACCATACCTTTCGGCTTCGGCTATTAAGTTTTCGTAGTGGTATTTATTCGCTTCGAGTTCACGTTGTTGGTCGCTTAGGCCAGCTTGGTAAATTTGTTCTTCTATGGCTTCTTGTCTCAAAGCTTCCGAAGTTAAGAAGTCGCTTATTCCTTTTTGCACTTCTTTTTGTCTAGCAAGTTCTTGGTCGGCAAACGTTTTATTGATTGCAGCAACCTCAATATTTTTAGCCGTTTCTAAGGCCGTTGTATCTTGCTTATATTTCTTAGCTTCTTTAATTAGCGCGTCGTATTTCGCCGTTGCGTCGTCTACTTCTTTTTGTTGTTGTGTTTTACCTGAGTCGGACACTAATTTATTGGCCGCTGCGATTTCTTTTTGAATAGCCGTTTTGCCTTCTTTGTACGCTTTAGCCGCTGCCTCTGCTCTAGACTTTGCCGCTTCTGCGTCTTTTTCCGCTTGCACTTTTGCCGCGTCCGCTTCTTCTTTTGCGGCTTTGTTTATAATAACTTTGCGGTCTATTTGCGCTTGTTTTATTAGCGCGTTTTCGTCTTTAAGTTGTTTCTTAAGTCTGGCTCTTTCTTGCTCGGCTAAAGTACCGCGCTTGTCCCCCAATTCTTTGAGGTCTTTTTCGGTTTGTTTTAAACGTTTTTTAGCTTCACGTTCGGTTACTTTCGTCTTTTCAATTTCTAAGTCCGTCGTTTCTTTTCCTAAGGATTGAGCAAGCTGAATTTCTTGCTCTATTCCTTTGCTTTGTTCTTCGGCCCTTTCTTTAGACGAAGCTATTATTTTTTCGTTATTCGCTTTGACCTTTTCCGCCGCGTCATCCGATGCAGCCGTACTCAATCCCAACCATTCCGTAAGTTGTTTAAATCCTTCGATCAATGGCTTAAGCGCTGCGTTAATAGCGTTGAAAATTTTATCGAGTACCCCTATCTTTTTTAGGAACGAACCAATTGCCACAACTATGGCCACAATAACGGCGGCAAGTAGAAATATTGGATTTGCGAGTATTTGAACGCCTAGTTTAACGAAAGCCCCGCCAAGTGTTTTAATAGTCCCTGTAATGCCTTTAATTGCCGTAGAAATGTCCGCTTTACCAATCTTACCTAAGTTGTTCGCGAAGACTTGCGACTTTTGGCTTGCTTCTTCAAAGTCCAAAGACATCAAAGAATCTCGAATACCGCCAAATGAGTTGCTAATTTGTTCGAACTTAGAACCCGAAGCAAAGACATTGACCGCGTCGTTTGCGTCTTTTATTCGGTCGGAAAGTTCACCCGCTTTTTGGGCGAGCATTTCCATTTGTTTCGGGTCGGTGGCGGCGGCTATTTCAGCTTTTAGGCTTCGTAGCTCGGCTTTCATTGAGCCAATACCCGTAAGTTTTAAAGGAATTTGTACTTCGTTCATAACAATATTAAGGCTAGTAAATTCTTATTTCTAGGGTTGTGTTATTTAGTATTGCGTCTGTATGCTGGTGGTTCTGGGTGTTTGTGGTTTTTACGACTATATCCCCGTCCGTGTTTATAAAGGCGCTACACAAATGGTCATGCTCGTTACTATTAATAATTACAAAAGTATACAAAGCCTCGAAAGGGCTTGTAGGTGTTCCTAAGTATTGGCCTTGTAAAGTTCGAGTCCAAGTTACTGGGCCTATGTTATTGCTTAATTCAATAGCCGTAGGGGCGTTAGTTCCTACTTGGGTAAGGTTTACAACGTAAGTAGAAGTTTGAGCCGCTGCGCCGTTTATTCGAGGCGTAATTATTCCGTCTTCGTCTAGAGTTTGTCCGTTGCCGATTACAATACCTCGAACGCCTTGCGCTATGGTGTTACCGCGTCCGTAAACCGAAACGTGCGCGCCTTCAAGAATTACGTTACCCGAAATAGTAGACGACCTAAGAACGGAATCTAACGCCGCCTCAGTCGTTGGGCTAGGCGTAGGGTTGCCCGTGTTTGAAATAAAAGGCGCTAATTCTAATTCGCTATCCGCGCTTATAAGTTCGACCTTTGTTAAGCCTTCCGTGTTTGCGTTGTAATCAATTACTCGGTTAATATTCCACCAACTATTGTCTATTCGGATTTTGTCGCTAAGCTTTAAGCCGTGAATGTCGTTTTCTGTCAACTTGAAAAACGCGGTTAACATTTTACCCTCGTTAATTTGGTTAATAGTACGACGCCAATACAGGTTATAAAGCGTGTTATTGGTTAACGTTTGAGGGTTGTAATAGTAGAAGTCGCACGTTCCGAAGTTAATGTCAAAGCTAGGCGTTAGCGCGTTGTCGAAATGCGTAATAGCTGGGTAAGTAGTTACGCCGTAAGTACCCGTTAAGCCCCCGTCGATTATGTCGTAAGATCCGCAAGATTGTTCGCCGCCGTCGTAAAGTATTCTTATGTTCGTCTTTGGGGCTTGTCCGTCAATCATTGGCACAACCGCACCGAATGTAGTTTGGGCTATTGGCGTAGGGCTAAAGATTAGTTCTTTCGTGTCCACGTCTTTGACATACTCCGAGTTAAAAATATATTCTTGTTGTCCGTATATTTCGCGGGTAGCTTCAAAATACAACGTGTTCGGCGTGTCGTTATCTTGTTTGTAGGTTAAGATAAGGCGCTTGTTTGAAACGTCGGGTAGGAACTCTAGGTTTTGTTCGCGGTCTTTTGCTAGTTTATAAGTCCAGTCTTTCTGCGCTCCGTTGTCGTAATATTCGTCGCGGTGCGTTAATATTATATTGTTAGGTTGGTTCGGGTCTACGTCAACGTATAGGTTATACATTTGAAAGACGGACTTAACAAAGTCGCTTTGCTTAATCTTTACGGGAACGTATTGGTTCATGGTAACGAACCCGCCTATTGGTTGGGTATTACTATTCGGGATTATTTCTAGTTTAATATCCGTAATGTCTATGTTAATGTCTACACGCGTATTGACACCCCCAGCAGTTTGCCAATAATGCAAGTTGTTTTGCATTTGTGACGAAATACCCGCTCTAATCTTTAGAAGGTCGCCCGCCGTAATGTAACCACTGGGCGTTGTTACACCAACGTTTGCATAAGCGCCGTAAATTGTGTTGCCGCTAGGTATGTAGCTATCTATTAAAATAGGCGTTAAATTGGCTATGCTGCCCGTAATGTTTGTGGCCCTTAGGTATGGGTAAAAATAACGCGGTATTGGCGCGTAAGCCCCTAGAGTTGTATTATAAAAAACTGGCCTTACTGGGTTTGCCCCCGTGTTGTTGAAAACAATATTATAGGTAATATTAAACTTAAATTCGTAAGACTGCGAAGCCGCTGGGTCTACGTCCGTCGGTGCGGTGTACTCGCCCGTTACTGGGTCAAAGATACCTTGCGTGTCTAAGATTTCCGTCCAGTTGTCTAGTTGTTCCCAAAACGGAATAAATGATCCCGTTGCAGGTTGAGCATTGGTAGTTGTGTAAGTGTTTTCTGCTAGAACTTTGTAGTCCGTCCAGTCAATTTGGTTTTCGTCGCCGTTGTAAGGAATTAGCAATTTATCGAACCTAGCGTTTTGTAAGTCCGTCCATGTGTAGGTAAAGCCTGCGTTGGCAAAGATGCGGTCGAAATAAGTCTTCGCGTAAATAGCGGGCTTAATTTGGCGCACGTTATAAAGGGCGTCCGTGTCGTAAGGTAAGACGTATTTATAGCCGTTGGCTTGCGTAAATCCGAAGCTTGCAATAATCGATGTAGAGTTACTAAAATGGTTAAGGTCGCTAAAGTCTAGGTCGGTAAGTTCTGCGTTTGTTATGGCCGTGAATAACTCAGCTTTTGTGTCTTTAATTAGAACCTCGTAGTTTACAATTTGTTCGTGCGCGTCCGTAAGTTGGGACTTGTTTACGGAAATCAATTGTAAGACGGCGTTTTCCATAATTACCACGTCGTTCTGCATAACTTGGCAATACGTCAACTGCGAAACGTCAAACGTACCCGCGTCGATGTTTACGTCGTAATAGTGATTAAGAAGCTGGTTATTGTTGTCCGTTCCCGCTAAGACAATAGTCTTTGAGAATGTCCCCGTTCGTTTGGTTATGTCTCTAATTTCACCAACGGAAAAGGTAAGCGGAAAGCTAACGTCTTGGCGCACGTCTAGAACGCCCGTGTCTAGAATTATTTTAACCATTGATTGCGTCGTTATTTGCTAGCTTAACAACTAGGCTTTGTTTGATTAGGTTCTTGTTACGTTGCTTGAAGACTTCGTAAGAGTTGTTTGTAACAATTACGGGTAGGTAATTTGTTGACTCAGGTACACGCACGGGGCATCCGTTTTCGTCTATTACTGGAACGCCGTCTTCGGTTGTTAGGTAAGTGACAAGCTTAAAGAATACTTGAGGGCTAGTTACTAGTTCTTCGAAATAAGTAGCCATGTTTTCGGTCATCCAGTTACTATTTAATTCTAGCGTCTTTACGACGTTTATGTTGAACGTGCTAAACCCAAACTCTTCGTAATTGTAGTTCCATTCGCCACCGCTTACGTAGCCTTGTACGTCTTTATTGTATTCGTCGCGTTGTACTTCGCCACGTTCGTAGCTTTTAAGCTGAAACGCAAAGCTTGACCATGAACCCATACGATCCAAAAAGCAAAGGTGGTATTCGTTAATTTGAACGCGTCGGTCTAAATTGACGCGGTACTTTACGGAACTTTGCCCAGAGTCGTCGTACCAAAATTCGTAATAGGTTGTGTCGGGTTTGATTAGCGGTAACGTACCAACGCCCGCCGTAAGTATTCCCGCGTTGTTAGGGCCTACTGCTACGCCTTCAATAGTTGTGTTATTTGTAAGGAATTTATAAAGAATGTCGCCGTTCGAGTTTTCAAAGACTATTTTCTTACCTATTCGGCCTCGAATGTTAAGCCAAAGGTCTTGACCTATGGTTGCGCTAAATTCCGTTTGAGGTTGGTTTGTAAGCCAAAGCTTTGTAATGCCGTTAGGGTTGTACGTGTCTTGGTCGTACGTAGGGAACTCAATAAAGCGCCTAGCCCCGTTAAAAACGTTCTTAGTCGAAAAGGTAGTTATGTCGTACGTTACTACTTTGCGGTTATCCGCATAGGTAACCGACCCGTCTATGTTTGCATCGGTAACGCTAGACCACGCCACGTTAACTTCAAACCATGTAGCGCTAGAGTTGGTAACCGAATGTAAGCCTTCGAGTAACGGGTTAGCCGTACCGCCGTCCGCTTGCGCTATGTTTATTTGGTCGCCTATTGCAAACGTGTTTGAAACGTTCACTCGAACAAAGCCACCTGAGTTGGTAAGCGCTGAGGTGTAATTGAACTGCGCTAAGTATTCTTCGCCCGTCTTTAACGTAAAAGGATAGTAGCTATTTGCCGCGTCGTAGTCCGTTGTTATTGTAGGTTGGAAATCCCAACTAACGTAAGAACTAAGGAACTTAGATAGGTCAAGTTCGCCGTAACCCGTTCCGTAGGTAGGTAAGACCTTGAAGCGTCCGATTAGGGTCGCGCCGTTGTATACGTCGAAAATGTACTTGAAGCCGTCGAGGTTCTTGTTAGTCGAGTCGACTAAAAACTTTACGGGGTTGTAAGCGGGTGTAAAGCTTTGGGGTTGTGCTATTATTGATTGTGCCATAACTATATTAATTTGCGCCCGTCTTTAATTAGAAAGCAAAGTAGGCGTCGTCGGTAAAGTATTGTTCTTTTATGTAGGTTGTCGCGTACCTAGTGGCGTCCATTGCGTCGTCGTAAAGCTTAACAGGTTCGTCTAAGATTTGGTCGCCCATTTTTTTCCACTTGTAATTCTGGTATTCTTTCTTTAAGTGTTCGTTTTCAAGACAAAAGACCCCGAAGGTTTTAATGTTGTCGATACCTTTCTTCACTGACTTGTTCGCATTTAGAACATTGTAACCCGCGTTGTTCATTTCGGCTATAATTTCGGGGCGTGCGTAGTCGGCAATTATTTCCGTTTCTTTCTCGATGTTTAGGTCAGCTAGGCGGTCTATAAGGTTCGAGGTTGTTAGGTAGCTTTCGTAAATTACGGGTTCTATGAAAATGTCTTTCTCATGCCAATAGACGCGCACTAACGCGGTCGGGTGATTGTAACCAAAGTCTAAGCCATAGACGAACTGCGTAAAGCGTGAAGGCCTGTGAAGTGCAAATGTCCAGTTTGAGTAAATATTGCTTTTGCTTATAGCCTTTTCACCTAGCGCGTAGATTTGGTAAAGGTCGGCGTCTGTTCTTTTTAGGTCTTCAATCGTTCGTTTGATACTATCAGGCAAAAACGGGTTGTCTTTGTACGTGGACTTTATTAGTACACTTTCTTCTTTTGGTAGTTCATAAAGCCAGCTATTCGACTCTGAGGGGTTGTAGTCAAAAATCATTTTGAACTCAGTACGCATATTCAGCTGCAAAAAGTCTTCATAGAATAATTCGTTCGCCTCGTTACACCATGCTATAGAGCGCTTGCGGCCGCGCACCTTTTGCTCGTCATCTAACGAAAAAAATTCAACCATAGACCCATTTGGAAAGGTGTACGTGTTTGACGACATATTGTGGCTATTCTTGTCGTAGATACCAGACTCTTTAAGGACCTCGAAGAAGTCACGCATAGCCGTAGACTTTAGGGCGTTTAATGTCTTACGAATAATCGAAACGACCACGCCTTTGTTCTGTAGGCAATAGACTAGAATAAGCTGGCAAAGCGAGTAGGTCTTACTTGAACGCGAACCCCCTTCGTTAATGATAAAACGCGCCTCGTTATTGTAAAGCGCGTCGTAGTTACGTTCAAAGACTATTGTACTCTTTAGTTCCATGTTACTCTAGTTCTTTGGTGTCGGGTCTAATAATGCTTATTTTGATTTCGTTTATGTTTTCGCCGTTACTTGTTACGTCCGTCTTTTCGGTTAACGCATTTAGTCGGGCTACGATATTCTGTTGGTACTGCCCAACGAGCGCCCCTTCGACTTGGTCGTTTCGGATTTCTTCTTTAATACGCGTAACGATACTAATAAATGCGTCGAACACCCCCCCGACGTTGTACCAATAATTATTTATTTCTTGGCCTTGTTTATTGCAATACGTTTTAAAGCCGTCAATTGTAAGGGGTGGCACGTGTTCTTCGTACAATACTCCTTTATTGGTTGCCTTTGGTACTTTACGGGTACGGCTCTTTGTTTCTATTACGTAGTTTTCGAATAGGGTGTAAAGTTCTTCTGGTTCTTTTAAGTGTCTAGGCCTTCCTGCCATTGTTCGTGTTTTTAAAGTGGTCTAAAAAGTCGTCTTCGCTTACAAACTCAATACAAAGTAAGCCTTCTTGGTCTGTCAAGTACAAAACATAATGCACCCCGTCGCGTTCTAGCTGGTCTTGTATTGCTGAACAATAAGCGGCCATGTTTTTACCCATGTCTACGACTGCGTATTTCATCGGTCTATTTGTTCGAGTTTACGTTGCGCCCATTCGATGCCCTCGTTGCCACCCCATGCTAGCCACATCAATCTACCGCATCCGTCGCCTAGTTCTTTATTTGAGTGTTGGCGGTGTCGTTCAAATGCTGCCATTCTTGCAATAGTGTCGCGGCTTATTGGTTCGTTTTTTGCTAGTTGGTTGGCTCTAGCTTTTCCTACTTCCGTTCCACAAGAACCCCATCCGTTTTCCTCGGCCCATCTTAGAGCAATTTTGGCGTTTTCGCTTGCTTGTTTTGGGTAGTCGGTGTAGCTATCTTCGGCAAAAGAACGCTTGTAAAGGCTTAATGCTTCGCGGGCGTGTGTTTCCCATACTCGATTGCATACTGCAAAACGTTGGTCTTCTTTAGGGAACGAGTTTACGCTTTCTTCGTCGGCCATGCAACGCTGAATAAACGTTTCTTTCTTTTCTCCTTTAATTGGTTGAGGCATTGCTTTTGCGTTTACGTGTTTTTGTAGCTGGTTTCTTACGTGTTTCGGTTGGTTCGACCGCCTTAGGTTCTTCTACTGCGTCCGACTGCGACGTTTCGTGGTCTATTCCCGTGTAAGCAATAGTCGATTTCTCGAAAAGGTAGCCTAAGCCTATGGTATTGTAATACGTAAAACGTGCGGGGTCGATTTTGTCGACTTCAATTTTACGTTGTCCTAGAACCGAGTCGTAGGTTACTATGGTTTTTCCTTTGTATTCGTCTTTAATTTTCATCTTGTTTCTTGTTTAGTTCTTCGTCAAAGCGACCAATAATGTAAGCGCATATCCCAACGCCTAAGATTTGCAAATAGGCCGTTTGGCCTTCGTAAGTTAAAGCTATGCCCATAGCTAAGAAAGCAAGGGTAGCAACTGCGTAAAATAGTTTATAAGCGCTCATAACAATATTGAATTTTTCTTATTTTTTGTTTTAAGTCCCTGATCATGTAATGGGCAGACGTTCGACTAACGTTAAAATATTCTGCCATAGCTTCGGCCGTTTGCTTTTTGTCGTCAAAATAGACTTGTGCTATTCGTTTTTCCACAGGGTCGACTATTTCCGACCTGTATTTTTGAATGCACCACTTGCGAAAGTTGTAAACGTTTTCAATTTGGATCTTGTCTAATACTTCGTCGTTGTCAGGTTCGTCTAGTAGGTCGGGGACTTGGCTATTTATGTCGTCTTGTTTATGGCTTAAAGACGTATTCCAAATTATTTGGTATTTGATTGTGTTTAGTAGGTAGCTTTTTACGCTATTTTCGTCCGTCTTTTCGGTGTCAATAGTCAAAACGTGCAAGTAAGCGTTGTTTATGCACGTGTCGGCGTTCAGCATTGAGCAAGCCAGCTTTTTGCTATTGACGTAACGCGTTAAAAAGTAATTAGCGTAGGCCCTTACTTCTTCGTAGTTTTCGCTTACGTACTTGTCAAGCGTTTGCTTCAAACCATTGTAAGAACTCATTATAAAACTTTTGTCGGTCAGGGACTCCACACAAACATCGGTTGTCATATTGGCCCGTGACCTTGTTTCTAATGGATTGCAACTTACGTAAGTGCATTTTACTAAGCCTTTCGGGGTTTAGAATGGCTAGTATTCCGTTTATTTCTAGTAATTGAGCTTCGCTAAGCATAAGTCAACAACGTAAGAACATAAAGAAACTAGGCACGCGGTAAGAAATTGACCGCTTAAAGCCCATGTAACCCAAAAGCCCATACACTTAGGACAACCAAAAGCGCCGTGTAAATACATTGTAAAGCGATTTAAAGGGACTTCGGTAAAGAGTCGGTCGATTAGGTCTTGAAGTGGCTCAAAGTTCGTTAAAAACCATGCAAGCGCAATGTAAAGTAGTATTTCCATATGGTTAAATTCTAGTCAAATATAAGACTAATTTTTAAACAAGACTTTTTTTAAATAAAAAAGCCCCTTTTTACGGGGGCTAGTTCTAGTGTAGGTGTTTATAAAGGTATTCGTCAAGTTTAACGAGGGTCGAAAGGTTTACGTCTTTGCCGTTTAGGAAATTGTTTATTTGGAAATGGTGAAACTTTCCCGTCTTTTGTTTTATTTCCGTTACTATTTGGTTTCGAGTTCGTGTTTTCAATAGGTCTTTAATACCGCGCCTAAGCGCTTCGTCTTGAATAAACATAATCATAACTTAAAAGGGTAAGTCGTCGTTTGAAACTACTGGTGCAGATTGTGGCGCTACGTATGGTTCGGAAAAAGACGCACTAAAATAACTATTTCCAGCGCTAGACGTTTTAACCCAAAGGGCTATTTCCATTTCTTTGCCGTTTACGTTCACTTTTCCTCGATAGTCGGGTTGGTTAGCGCTTGTTTTTTTGTCGTTCTTAAAGATTGCGCCTGAATTTGGTTTGTTTTCCATTATATTTGATTTTAAAAGTTGCTAATAAATGCAATGACTAAAGTTAATGCAATGGCCGTTACTAAAATAATAGTACCGATCGCGGCTAGTTGTTCGCGTTCTTGTCGTTTGTCCATAGCTTTAGGTTTAGTATTTGAGAATTTTATTTTAATTTGTCCGTCCTTTACGTCCTTTTTGTCCTTTTGACTAGACGCCCAGCTTTTGCGGTATTCAGTCGTTAGCATGGCTACACGTTTGGCGGTTGCTTTAGTTGGTTTTCTACCTGCCCAAGTGTAAACCGCGCGGTCTACTTTCTTAATGTAGCCGTTCGTCTTTAAGACGTTGAACACGTCCCAACGCGTTTGGCTTAGTTCGTCAAAGCGAAAGTTTGTCTTTTCGTTCATTTCAATTAATAAGTCTTTGTAAGACTCTAGGTTAAATTTTTTCATTGTTCTTCGTTTACTATTTGTAATGTTCCGTTAATTGAATATCCAGTTAATCTAATCAACTGCTCAATGTGGTAAATCAAGTCATCAAGCTCTACATCCTCGTGGTCAAACTCATAGCTTGCTTTGTGTCCGTAGTGGGTTATTTCTATTTTCATTGTTCGTCTATTATTTGCACATCAACTTTGACTTTTTTACCCTCGCTTAATATCTGCGCCAAGTCATCTGCTAAATCTTGAATCAATCGCCAGTTGCTTACGGATATTTTTTCAAGCGTTTGCGTTTCAAAATACTGCTCGTGGTAGGTAGTACCCTCACCCATTCTTATAAATTCTGTTTGTATTTTCATTGTTCTTGTTGTTTAAAGGTTTTTAAAATGCCTTTTTCCTCGGAAGGCTAACCTATCTCCCTACGTTGAGAACCGCAGCCAATGCACGGCAGGTTACGTTCAACTCGTCAGTTGCATCTCTCGTTTACATTTCGTGTTTAGATATGTGGCAATTTTTACCACTTATCCTTGTTTAAATTGTTTTACTTCGTCTTTTAGTCGTTCTACGTACAAAGTCGCGTCCATAAGTTCGTCTTGTAGGTGTGTAAGCCATTCTAAGGCGCTTAGGTCGTTTCTTTCTAGCGTTGTGTTGTATTTCATTATTCCGAGTTTCGAACGTTCGTTAAAACGGGCCAAAACACGTAACACTATTTTGTCTTCTATTTGTTGTTTCATAGGAAATTATAAAGGGTTTCGTAATACTCGCGGCATAGTTCGACGCGTTCTTTAATTTGTTCTATTACTTCGTCGTCACGTTCGACCTCAAAGACTTTAACACGGCGGTTGTCGGGGATGTGGTCGAAATTGTGGCGCTTTTGTACTTCGTCGATTAGATCCAAACTTTCTTCTAAAAGATTGGCGTTCCAGTGCGCGCGACGGATTTCGTCTTGAACCATGTCTAGCGGTGTATTGACTAGGCAGTAAACTAGTAAACTTTTTTGTTTACCCGTTAGCCACATATAGCCTTGCAATTGGTAGTAATAGTCTTTAGTCGGTATTTCCGTAGCAAAGAACGGGAAAGTCGTAGCATCCCAAGAACTTTTTACGTCTAAAAGTAGGTCGTCCGTGTTTACGTCGGGCGTACCCGTTACCCAGTCGTTAGTAAAGTGTTCGTCGTTCTTCAAAATAAAGCCTAAGTCTAGGACGTCGCTAGCTAATTTAATGCTTTCGTCTTCGACTAGGTTACCTTTGTCGGTGTAACGCGAGTTAAAGGTTTTGACTATTCCGTATTTTGCTTGTAATACTTGTTCTTCGACGTAGGTCTTAGCCGTTTGGCTTAGTATTTCGCTTTTTGAACGCGGCGAGGTCATTATTTTGCCAAGCGCCGAGCATCGTACTCTAAAAGTATTCATAACGCGTTTAACATTTCGGTTTGTGACTCAGTTAATGTAAAGCTAGACGTTATCTTTTCTTTGGTTACTTTGCCGTCTACAATTGCTTTGCACGCGTCTTGAAAGCGTTTTGTATCAATAGCGGGTAATTTCTTTACTTGTTCGCCGCTTGCGTCCGTGTCTTTGTCCGTAACAAGTCCTAAAGACGAACTCAAAGCATAACGTCGGTAATATGTAACCCCCGACCCGAAGCTTTGGTAGTCGTTCATACCTTTAATCGTTACGTGAGGTATTGCTACCTTACTTTCGAGGTTCTCACCGCTTTCTACGTGGAAAATAAGCGTAACAATGTAGTCGATACCCTCTTTAGTGTCTAGCATTTGGGTAAATCCTAGCCCGTGTTTCTTTAGTAGCGGGTTAATCTTGTCGAAAATTGCGGGTAAGTCGGCGTAAGAATAGCCAAACCCTTGCGTTCCTTTGTGAATTACTGGCACTTCTTGTTGAAACGCTGCCAAAGCTTTAAATAAATTTTTCATGTTCTTGTTTTTTAATTGTTTTGATATGCGAATATAGTCATTATATTTCAATTCAAACTATTTTTTTGCAAAATTTTAATTTTTTCTTTGTACGTATGTATTAAATACTTCAATTCGTCGGGTGTATACTTGCGCGTTACGTGGGCTTTTTCGTGCAATTCTAGTAACCTTTGCGCGCCTATTCGCTTTTCTATTCCTATTTGGTATTCTAATAAGTTTCCGTGTTTCCATTGGTTACAGGCTACGCATTGACCGTGTACGTTATCTTCATTGAATGTAACTGCTTTGTGTCCACCTGAACTCCAAAAATGTCCTGCGTCAAATTTATCTCCGAGTTTTGAACCGCAACTGATACAAGGCTTATTCTTATCACGTTCTCTTATGTACTTATTGAAAACTACTTGGGCTTCTTTTAACCAGTCTGAGGTTGTTTTTAGGTTTTCTTTCATTCGTGTTTTCGTCTGCTTCCATTGCTTCTCTCTTGCTTCAGCTACAAAAGCACGGACACACTCGTCTTTTAGACAGTATTTATGATTCCATCGGATAGGCTCAAACTTTTCCCTACAGTTCTTACATCTCATCGAATATAGATATTTGATTTGTATTTGATTTCTTAACTATGTTTAATGCCGTTTCGAGTATTGTTCTTCCCGCTTCATAGTCCACAAGATTACGTGCCATTTTATCTACTCTTTGTTCTCCGTTGTATTTAGTAAAATCATAATCGTGAAACCTTGAAAGTTGACTAACTTTTGAATGAATAAAATTACTTGCTTTTCTATCTCCTAAATCAGCAGGTAAAATAAAATTAGTCCAATACAAATGACGCCCTCTTTTTTGACCTGGTATTAAAGGCTCATAATACGGAATGACATTTTCAATGCAAAATTTACCTTTAAAAAAATGTTGCAATAAAATTATTTCTTCATACAACATCATATTTGGATATGTAGCTTTTGATTTACGCTCACCTTCACCTGTATTTGTTTTTCTCATTCGTGAATGTGTAGGACACGGAGGAGAACTCCATATAAAATCGAACTCTGTAAAATGCTCTAACAAGTATTGGTGTGCGTCTGCAACAATTACTATGTCATTCGGAAATCTTTCTTGATAAAGTCGTGCTGCTTCAGGGTCTAACTCTACTGCAGTAATTTCTATTTCTATGCCTGCTTCTTTGGCTACTTCGTCCCACTTGTATCGGTTACCACCCAAGCAAGCGTATAAGTTTAAAATTTTCATAACTCAATGTTTTTAAATTTTAGTTCGTTTTTTAGTTCGTCGTAAGCTACCCTTAATTGCGCGTTGCGTCTAGCTAGCTGGTTTAACTCTCGGTTCAAACTTATTATTTCGTTTTGCATTTCGATTAAAACAAGTTCGGTTTTCAATAGCATTTCTTCGCTATCCTTACCGCCGTTAATGTAGTCCTTTGCGTCTGGTTTGTCCTTTTCAAGTTTTAAGCGTACGTTTTTAATTCGTTCGCGGACTACCCAAATTGTGTTCTTAGCCCATAGTATTTTTAAGTCTAGTTCCATTTTTTATTTTTTATAGTCCACAATAACCCGAATCACAATCATTGAAATCATCGTCAAATAAGTCCAATTGCAATTTATGGTTTTTAATCTTTTCGTAAGTTACTCCGCTTTTAAAAGTGCATCCGTTTTTTTGTTCCATGCGCACAAACCAATCAAACTGCTTCTCGTCTCGTTGGCTCATATGCTTTAAGAATATCTCGGATCGGTGAAAACATCCAACACAATTGTTTTTGTAAGCAAAGCGCACAGGTTTATCTTGCCAGTAGTTCTCAATAGTGTCTTTAAATATTCCGTCTTCAATTAGCGGAAAGCGTGTCATTCTATACGGCAACTCTTTCCATTTGTTACGTCCGTTTTTATGTCCTACTTTAAACTTAAAGTTTTCTACTCCGTCAACTGCTCGCTCAATCATTGTTTTGGCACGGCTCATTTCATTGGCTCTAAACCCTATTCTCATTTCAACTGGTAACTCCGTATTTTCGTAACACCATTGTGCAATTGGCTTTACTTTCATGTCGGTGGTACAAAAGCGAGTCATTTGATTAGGTAAGTAATTTGTGCCATTAGCCATCTTGTAAGATGCTATTACCTCATCAAACGTTCTATCGCTTAACCAAATAATCTGCTGCCCAATGTACTGCTCAAGGTCTAGCATTGTGTAAATTATTGTATCTTCCTCAAGCGTACCGATAAACTCCTTGCCTATTCTATCGCTTACAATTTGACGAACCTTCGCATCAGGAAATAAAACATTGATGTCGTCAGTTCGAACCAATGAAAATACGTTAAAGTCAGCAGGGTAGTTAGCTGCTATGTAGCTCGATGTTTTACCACCGCTTAATGAATTAATTGTTTGCATTTTAAAAAGTGTTTAAGTTGCGTAATTTTTGGCTTGTTGACATAATGCCGTCGGTTATTGTTTTTTGTATGTCTTTAGGTCGGTGTTTTCGTAAGGGGTCTATTCCGTTAATTGTAAAGCCCAACCCGCTATTAAAGTCGCAAACTACTGGGTAGTCAATTTCGGTATGTTTGCCGCCAGTTTCGGTGTCCTTAACTTTTTCGACGTTAACCCACGTTTTAAATTTATACTCAGGATGTTTAATTAAGCGGTGTATTACTAACATGTCATCGCATCGGTTTAAGAAAGCCTTGCCGCCCTCAACGTGATCTTTTAAAGGTGCTTTTAAATGCCCTTTTAGTTCGCCATCGGTGTATAGGTTACCGCTTCGACCGCTTTCAGTATTCGGGTGCGTGTTTATGTAGATAGTCATTCCTGTTTTATTGACAAATTGACGGGCAGTATTCATAAATTCGTAATTCCCAGCAAACGACATTTCGCGGTCTAGGCCCGTGAATGGATCAATAAGCCCCACTTTGCACCCACTTTGTGCAAATAGCGCCAATATTTCTTCTGGTTTGTACAAATTAGAGTTGTCTACGAACGAAAAGTATTGTTCTAAGTACGCAACGTCGCCCGAAATTTGTGAATGCGTTAATTTACTAAAGTGTTTACCCCGATACATTTGCACCATGTCGCGCAAAATTTGCCCCTTTTGATTTTCACCCGACCAAATGCAGAACGTTAAGTCATGCTTTAAAGCTAGGGTAAGGAAATACCAATTTATCCAGTACGTTTTCCCTACGTTGTCATGGCCTAGAATTATGTTTAGTTGCTTAGGTTTAAATTTTAAGTGTTCGTCTAGGTAGCAGTCAAGCCCAAGACCTTGTTTTATTTTGCCGTCCCTTACGTCTAGTAAGTATTGTAGTGCGTCGCCTTGTTTGAGTAGCATTTTAATTGTTTTTTAGGTGTGCTAAGATAGCGTCACTTTCGGTTACTATTGTTCTGTCCGCGTATTTATCTAAAATGTCTGCCCTACTAAAGAACTCAGGCGTACAATATTGGTAGTTATTGTCTTTATGGTAGGCGTTAGATTGGCAGTTTTTAATAGCGTTGTGTATGTCGTCTATTGTGTACCCTTCTTTTATACGTGCTTTGTACGACCTTTTAACTTTGTCGTTCATTACTCTAAACTTTCGTTTAAATGTAGCCTGCAATAATAAAAGTAAAGAATCAAAGTCTATTATATTTATATCATTATCATTAACACTATCATTATCGGCATTTTTGGTAACCGCTGGCATATTTGGTATGCGGTCGCATGCGGTGGCATCCCATCGCTTCTTTGCGTTTTCGCTATTACGTTGTCGTATACCTTCGTACTTTTCCAAGTCACGCTTTAACGTTTGTTTAATTGGTTCGAATACAACCTCAGTAAATTGGTCGCTTTCTGGGTTCTTGTCGTTAACGTACCTCAATACGTGTTTAAACAATTTGCCCGCTTGTTCGTCGTTTAGCTTTTCAATTGTATGGATTAAGTCCACGTACAATAAAAAACTTTTCTTGTCTTTTGCCATTTGTTGTTTGTTAAGCATAAAAAAACCCTCATAAATCCGTAGGCTCTCACATCTACTTCATTACAAGGGTTAATAATACCTTTAGGTTCTATGGTGTGAGAGCGAACCATGTACAAATGTAACGTTTTATTCTACTAAAAGTTGCTTGTCTTGTAAAATTTCTTCGTAAAAACCCATTTTTATCCGTCTTTGTACACGTTTAAACGAGGCTAGGTTGTGGGCCTTAAGTATGTCCGTCTTTAGATCGTAGTCTTTTTGCGTCTTAAACACTTTCGATATGTCTGGTAACTCTGCGCCGTCTAAGTAGGCTTGAAGCGCGCACGTCTCGGCTAAGTAGTCAACGTCGCGGTAACTCGTTAAGTCTTTGTGAACGCGTAACCCGTGTAATATTGTAGCGTGGTTCTTGTTGAAAACACGGCCTATTTCCGAAAGGCTAAGCCCACAGGTACGTAATTCATTGTAAAGGTAATAGCGTTTAAAAAGTACGTCTCGTCGTCTAGACTTGTCTAAGAGTCCGTATTTTTCTATTAGTTCGTGTATTGAGGTAAGGCGGTTCATATTTGTTCAACTTTAAATTTTCCGTTTTCGTAGCGTCCTGTTGCTAGTAAGTCTTGTTTTTTCCAATACGCTAGGCTTTGCGAGTTTAAAACCCAGCTTTCGACGGCTTTAGATTCGACGAAATAAGTTAGTTTCCATTTCATAAGTCTAATAGTTCTTTGTTAACGTTTAACCAATGGTCGTGTCCGTATTTTACAGGGTACGAATGCCAAAGCCATCTTCTAAAATTGTCGACCATAAGTAAAGCAATTTCTTTAGCTACTAATCTATTCTTAAACAATCCTTTTTCGTTTTCTTCTTCGGGTATTTGCATAAGAGAAATATTGTACAATTGTTCTGCGTGTTCTTTTGGTGTCATAGTTGAGCCATTTTAATTTCACAAATTCGGTGGTAAAGACCAAAGTTAAAGTTATCCCAGTACCTATTGAGTTGGTAGTCTCTAAATGAACCACCAAGTCCCTTCGTCGTTGTATTCTTGAACATAGGCGTCTTCGAAAGTGTTTGCTTCGTAGATTTTTTCGAGGTAGTCATCGCAGTCTCGCGTTTGTTTGATGGTAAGGATTTCATTGTAGTATTTTTTAGTGATTTTGTAATTAGAATAAGAGTCGTAAATTTCTATTTCGTATTCGGCTAAGATTTCGGCGTTCGTGTCCGTGTCGCCTTCGTCCCAAAGAGTAACGAATAAGTACACAAAATTCTTGTCCGTGTCTCGGTAGACCTCAAAGTCTTTTAGTTCTGTAACAATCATTTTATTTAAATTTAGAGTTGTAAACGTGGTTCGAATACTTAGCGTAAGACTTAGGTAGTTCGTACTTAGGCTTAAAATAGGTTTGGTAGTCCCGTGTTTTTGCATCTTGGCGGTGCGGTGTAGCCGTCCCAAGTAAGTAAATAAAGAACATAGTACCTAAGATAAATACTACTCCGCTTCCTAAGATTTGCTTTTCGTCCGTGTTCAAGTCCTTAAACAAAAACGAATATTTTTTAATTAACTTCATTGTTCTCAATTGTTTGTAATAAGTTTAATACTGAACCCCACGCTCCTAAAGCGTAGCGTGTATGGTTGTGGTCTACGCCGTATTGGCTTTTGCATTCTTGCAAGTCTTTGTACAATTCTTGTTCTTGACTGCGGATAAGTTCTAAAATTTGTTCTTTGTTCATAGTGTTTTATTTTAGTTAATTGAGATAACGTTTTCCGATGCAATACATTTCCCTTGCGGTTTTCCTTCCATTTCTACCATAATACCGCCGTTGAATACCATAAGTAAAGGGCGTGTAATGATTGTAAACTTTAGACCTTCTTTAGTCATTTCGTAAAATTTAAAAGTTGCAGTTTTCATAGCGTTTTGTTTTATTGTTGTGCCTTATTGACCTTACAAAGTTATATACAAATATCGAACTACCAAACTTTTTAACAAATTTTTTTAACATTTTTTTAGATTTCCTTATTTGACGGGACTTGTAGACGCAAAATTTTTTTCAAGTTTTTTAATTATGTACCCGAAAAGGTGCAATATAATGTGAGTTTAGTCGGAATTTTACCGATTATGCAAGTTATAATTAACAAAAAAAGCCAACCCCGAAAGGCTGGCTTCAAAACAGAACTATGAAAAAGTTCACTAATTTACTTAAAAAAGTATTCGTTTATTGATTTTGTTAATAGTCCGTAGTTAAAATGTATAAAACCAGAACGTCCTAGCTGAAAGTTTGTAGCCACCCAATTAGAAGACGGGCTAAAAGCGGGATAGTTGTAATACTTAAACACGTCCGAACTTGACGCGTCGAACAAGTATTGGTGTGAGTCGCCCTTTTCGAAAATGATTTCGTAGCCTTTATTAAGTAGGCCCTGACTATTCAAATAACCTACTATTTTGTTTACTTGGTTTGGATCAATCTTTGGTTTAAATCCGTGTTTTAAATTGTGCGTGTCTTTACCATGAGTAGAAACAAAGCAATAGTTACCGACAAGTTCCCAGTCAATGAACGACGTTTGGTTAATTATTTTAACGTTTTTTAGTTGCGTTTCTACGTAGTGTTTAACCGCTTGGTTCACGAAGTACGCAAAGTCGCCGCTATGGTTGTCGTTACATACGCTTCTAAATACAATCAATTTGTAATGCGGTGCAAGGGCTTCTAAAAGACGAACCTTAAACATAAAAGCCACGTCGAAAGCTTGTTGGTTTGACATGTTTTGAGGCAACGCATGACCGCCCCTAGTTGTTTGGCCGTTAAACCCGTCTAAAAAGTCGCCTAGATCCGAAATATAGAGTACATTGCTTTCTTGTTTTTCTAGGGTAAAGTTCACCATTGCGGTAAGACGTTCGAAAAGTATTGTTTCGTTCCATTCGGTTGGGTACATATTACGACCCTTGTCGCTTGCGTCCATGCCTACGTGTACGTCGGTAAATACTAGCTTGTCAAATTCGCCTTTTAGTTCGCCTTTACGTAGCTTTTCAATAGCCAAAGGCGGTACGTCTTCAAATAGTTTCTTAAAATCAATCTTATTAACGTCGAACTCGTTACCAAAAGACGGGTTCTTAAAAAAAAGACTGGCCTCTTTGTTCTTGAGCCAGCCATGTTTTACATCTTTTTCGTCTAGTCCTAAGCTATTTGCTTGGTTTTTAATTGCGCGGTATTGATTAATTAACGCAAGCTCTTCTGGGCAAAGCCTAATTCTAGGCACGCCCTTACTAACTACAGGCCGACCGCCCTTATTTTTTTTCATAAGCTAGGCTTAAAGTTTCTAAGTAGCCAATTTGTGGCCATACCAATTACAAATCCTAAAACTAGTAATAAAATGTTAGGTTTAGTATTTTTGCGCTTTTCAGTTTTCCATTTAACGACCTCTACTTTTTCAATCATTCGCAGGGTATCTCGCTTTAATTTGTACTCAATACGCTTCTCAAATCGCGTTTGAGGCACGAAAGAACGCTTGTAACGAACTATTGTATCTTTTTGGACTAATACCCTTTCCCACATAATAGAGTCCCTTAAAACGTACGGAATTGAGTCTACCGAAGTTATTTGAATTGTATCGGCAACATCGTCGCACTTATAACCTTTTTTAAAGGCTTTACGGACGTGGTAATTTACTGAGCAAGATGTCGCAAGTATTGCCAATAAAAGCGACAAAATAACGGAACTAACCGCCAATCTCGAAGTGCATCCAGTCATAGTTCTTTTCTTTACCGAGTGAAATAAATCCGTGTTTGTAGAAAATGTCAATCATTTGCTTATACTCAGGACGTGCAAAGCGTGCAGTCTTAGAAGTTTCTTTTAGAGTGTTTCTCGCAGGGTCTAAATCGATTGCAATACCCCACGCGTGCTTACTCCAAGACGAACCGCCTCGCATTTTACGAAAGTTAAAACATCCGCCGTAAAGGTCTATTCCTAAATCGACAAGGCGATTGTACCCGTAGACCTCTAAAAGTTCGTTAAACACGTTTAAAAACGCATCTGCTACAAGTTTGTGGCAACGCATCTTTGTTACCATTGTCTTAGTGTCCCAAGCAATGCGCATAGGGTAGGGTAGTTTAATAGTAGTTAGGTACGTTCCCGTCTCGTTGGGTTGTCCGTATTTTGCTAAGGCTTGTGCAGTTGTTATCATTTGTCTATTTTTTTACTCCATACAGTTAAACCTATTGCAGTTGCCGAGTAAGTAAGTAACCCGACAAATACAAACTCGTGTACTTTAAACGGCTTGAATAGTGGTATAATAGCATAAAGAACCGCAATCCAAAAAGACGTAAAAGCGGATAGCCTTTTTATAGACCATTTGCCGTTAGGCTTTAGAGTTTCGTTTATTAGTTCTTTTATCATTTGGCAATACGGCTAAAAGTTTTTCAGGTAGGTCTATTCGTGTTTTCGTAGCTTGTCTAAAACTCTGCTCTTTGTAGCAGTCGTAAAGTGCAGTCTCAACTTTGTTCAATCGGTTATCCGTGTGCCACAACCATAAGCAAAGAACGCCAGTTACTCCGTATTTTTTTACAATGGTAACGAACTCAGTCATTAGAAAACCATTACAGAATTATTATATCCGTTGTCATTGTAACGTTGTCCGCAACGTCCCCAGCAAGTCCCTACGCAGTCGCACGCGTCAATCTGTGGGCGTAAGTCAGTGTCTTTATTTGTTTGGCTAGTAAATTGCGGGTAAAGGTTTTTATTAGCTAGTAGGTATTTAATCAAACGTTGTTCGTAGAAGCTGGCTTTTTGTGCGTAATGCTCCATTGAAAACGCAACCTCAGCACGTGAAACGCTGCCCGAGTAGTCACCAAATTGCGTTTGAATACCTTTGTTTTTAAGTTGGTAAGAAAGCCCGAATACCGCATCTTCGGCCGAACGCCACGCGACAACGGGTTGAATAAACTCTACTAGCGTTTCTTCGTCGTTAGTCAAAGTCTGCGTATTGTAGGCGTTTAACATGTACTTGTAGAACGTAGTCCCTAGAATTGGCTGAACTCTAAGGTCGCTTTGTGTAGCAATGTAGGGCGTTACGTCGGTAACGTCTACGTTAGCCGTAATAGGCGTGTTCGTCTTTAGGTATGTTTCAGTTATAAAGTAGATCATTGCGCAGGAATTTCTAAAGGTGGTAAGCCAGCTAAGGCCCTAATTTCGTTTGGTGTCATTTGTTCAATTACCTTTTGCGCTAGGCTAGGTTCTAAGGCGTTTAACGAGTCAATAATGTAAGACGTCTTTTCGTCGCGTTCTACAATGGCGTCGTTAATTATTTGGAAATTCTTAATTGTAAAGTCGGCCTTTAGTCTAGAAATATTTAATAGTTCCTGAAAGATTTCGGTAACCATTTCACGCAACGGAATAACGACGTTTTTCTCGAAAATAATGTAGGCTTGTTTAATGTCCGAACCATTACCCAAAGAACCCGACGTGCGAACGCCTAATAAAATAGGGTCGATTGTATGGGCAAAGCAAATTTGTTCCGTGTTTAAACCGCTAGCTTCTTGAAATAGTTTGTCGTTTTGGTTTGTAGGGATGCTTTCGATTTTCGGTAATTGATCCGCAGAGTTAGCAAAGAACGCCACACCTTTACCAGCGTTGGCAGCTCCTTTCATTCGGTCTATGGTGTCCCGTAATACCTTCTTTTCTTCTTCGCTTTGTGGACGTTTTGGGAACATCATGGCAAACGCGGGGAAAATACTATTTTGAATGTTTGATTTTGCGAAGTATGAAAGTTCGCCCGACAAAAAGGCGAAGTTAAGGGCCGAAGTGTACTGAGGTAATGAGTAGTAATCTTGTCCTATGCTAGGTAATTCGTAGCTATAAAGCTGGCATTTGTCCGTGTTTAGCGGGTGGTAAGGCTTTACTTGTTCTACGTCTATTCTAGAGGCCCAGTCGTCGCACAAATAGTAACAAGTTTTAGTATTGTTAATACGGACTTTTTCGGGGCTTACGTTTTCGATTTTATGAAGCTTACCTTTTTCGTCAAAGTGCAACTTAAAGTAAACGCGGTTGTGCATTACTAGTTGTTTAGTAACGGCTTTAACCGACTTTGCTAGCTTCATTTTCTTTTCCCAAGTGTAAAGGTCTAGAAGTTCTTGAGGCGTAAGCTTGTCCGTCTTTAATTCGTAGCCAGCTCCAATAGTTGCGTTAACTTTAAAGTCTACGATTGCCCCGTGTAAAGGCGAAGTGTAGTAAAGTTGGTTAAGAGTTTCGGGAAAAAGGTTGTCCTGCCCAAATGGCACATAGCCAGCAATTTGGTAACGTCCGTTTACGTAAGGTAACGACAAGTCGCCGCGTCCGATTTTACCAAAAGGCGTGGAAAAGCTTTGATAGCCTTCTACTACTTCGGGTTTTTGTTGTCTAAATCTGTCGAATATTCCCATTTTATTAGTCGTATATACTAGAAATTGAACCGCCCGCAACTACTAAGCGCCCCGTTTCTATTAAATTAAGTCCGTTTGTTGTTGTGTTTTCGTCTACAATTATTTGCACTGGGCTTTCGTAAACCGAATACGTGTATTGCCCTCTTATAAGTTCTAGGTCTACGCCTTCTTCTAAAGTAAATAGGTTGTATCTAGTCGGAAAGTTTGACGTATCTAAGCCCGCCCAAAGAATAGGTTCGCTAGCCGTGTTAAATTCGCCCTCAAAGACGAACAAGTAAAAAGGGTCTACTATTGTAGTAACCTCGTTTAAGGTTAAAGCAAACGTATTTATTTCCCCTTTTTCAATGTAAATCATAACAATATTAAATTTTATTTGGGACTTGTTCAAATAGAAAACCCCCTACTAAGAGGGGGTCTACTAGGTTTGGTTGCAAGAAAATTAAACGAGTAAGCCCGCAATAATAGCTGGATCGACCTCATATGCGAGCGTCTCATTTTCAGCCAAAAGCGTAAGTGAATACTTACTGCCATCTGCACGGGTAACCCCAGAGCCTTCGCCGTAAGCGCTTACTTGTAAGTAAGGGAAGTACCAATATTTTCCGTTTGCGTCACCAACAACCGCGTTCAAGTATTGTTGGCCAGCGCCAAGAACTTTGATTGCGCGGCTTTTTTCTTGGTCGCGTCGGTGAAACATTAAGTTAATAGTTTGAGTAACGTAAGAAGAACCATTCACTAGGTCAATAGTTCCGTCTTCGGTAAAGCTTCCCGTATTACGTTTGAACTCCAAAGCAACGTAAGGCGCAGTGTGTGTAATTGCGGTAACTTCCCAGTTAGTTCCTGTCTCGTTGGTTGTAATTCCCGTAATGTTATCTTGTTGGTTAATTAATAGGGTGTAAATCCCCCCGCTATTTGAGTCACATCCTTTTAGGATTTCTTCGAGTGTAGCACATGCCATGATTTCTAATTTTTTTTGGTTATAAAAAAGGGCGGCGTTTTATGGCCGCCCCGTATGTTTTAATTGTTGGTTAACGACTAGTCAAAACAAACGTTGTAAACAACGATTTGTGAAGGGTTAGTATAATGAAAACCAGCTTTCAAGTTCGCACGTGTACGAATGTAAGGCTCAGCTACTGAGTCAGAAAGGTTAACCGCTTTCAATGCTTTAGCATCGCCTTCAGCATCGAACGCATAGATAAGGTCTGTCTTAAGAGCAAGAACCATAGTGTTAACTGGCATACCCTCAGCAAGAACGATTTTGATACCTAAGAAAGTAGGTGCAAGCGGTGCGGTAACGTAAGTCAAAGTGTTACCTGAAGCGGCGGCAATTTGGTAGTTTACGAAAACGTCGCTAGAAACGAACAAACGAAGGTCAGCGCGCTTAGCTTGAACGGCAGCAGGTGAAGCCTGAAGAACCGCAGTCATGCGAGCCAATACGTTTGAACTATCAATAGCACCTGAATAAAGGCCGTTTACTGCTGCGTCTGCACACAATTGCTTAAGGTAGCCGTCACACAAAGAAAGAACTGGGTCCTCGCTTGTAGTGTCACCTTGCCAACGGATAAGTTCGAGGTCGTTACCGATACGAGCAGCCATTTCATTCCAGTAGTAAGCCATAAAAGAAGCTACAGAAAAATCGCCGTTTGAACCTTGCGACATTTGCAAAGCAAGGAAAGATTGCTCTAGGTCAAATTGACATAGCTGCGACATTCCACTTAGGGCACACACGGTCACGTCGATTGCGTCGAGGTTGTCAGTTGGTGCAGTAAAGTTACATGTAGACGGCGCGAGGATGTTACCGAAAGTAACGTTAGCCAATTTAGTGGCACTTTTGATGCCTGGCAATGTGCGGTAATTGTCCGCGATGTCTTCAGTTAAATAAGCTTTAGAGTAAAACTCATCTGGGTTAGGACATAACAACGCGTTTGTGTCTACGTCCAAGTCAAATTTTAGGTTTCTAATCATTGTTTTTGGTTTTTATTGTTTGGTTTTTATTTACTTGTTTGATGCGCGGAACGCTTTAAATTTATCGAAAGCCGACATTTTTGTTTCTTTTGCCATTTCCATTTCGTCTTCGATTTCTTCTTTAGCCACGCCGAGTTCTTCGATTTGGTTTTTAAGGTCTGCAATCATGCCGATTAATGCACGCTCGCGTTCTTCGATAAAAGGTGTTACAATAGCTAAGATTGCTTCAGCGTCTGCCGTTGGGTCTACTGCCATTTCGGTTTCTACTTCTTCTTCGACTACTTCTTCTTCGGTTACGCTTGTGTCCTCCATAGCTACTTCTTCGGTCGTTTCTTCTACGACTTCTTCGGCGGCCATTTCGACTTCTTCTTTTTCTACTTCTTTAATTTCGACAACTTGGCCGTCCTTAACTACGTAGATTTTACCTTCAATGAGGTGTTCTCCGTCTGGGAAATTCATATTATATTTAGTTAATTGGTTACTTAATTTCATACCCAAAAAGCCCTCGATTGAAAACCCTAATTGTTCGTCTTTAACTAGCTTGTTGTAATACTCGGCATCGGTAATTTGAGCCGTTAACATTAAAGTACCTTTAGGAACTTCTATCCCGTAGGTTGTAAGCGCTTTGTCTTGGGTAGGGTTTTCGACTATCCACGCTTCAAGAATGTAAGCGGGAACTTCTTTACTAGGGTCATGCTCTAAGTTAAACACGTTCCTATTTTGTAGGTCGCGCATAAACTTAACGTAGATTTGCTCGATGGTTTGTTCTTCGAACTGCACGTAGTATTCGCCCGCTTCGTCGTCGCGTCGGTAAATTTCCATTGGGATCATTGCGGGCGCGGTTACTCGGTATTTAAGTTCGTCGCTAAAGAAACGTTTTGTAACGTTTGCAAAGGCCATGCCCTTAACTTTTATGGCTGGGTTTGAAGTAAAGGCTATTTGTTCAATGCCTAAGTCTTCGCCGTCGGAGTATTCGGGGTCGATTGTTATTTTGTAAATGGGTAAGTCGTTTACCATAACCATATTAAAAAACCCTTATATTTGTTCAAAAAAACTATGGTAACAATTTGTAACAAAGACATTCCGAACGAGTTAAACGAGTTAACTATTCAGCAGTTCGAAGACATTACGGAAATTCATGCTAATCAAAAGCTAGACAACGTCGAAAAACATCTAGAGGTGTTTAAGTATATGGGCGTTCCTGAGGTCGAAGACATGGAGTTCGAAGATTTTAAAGAAGCAATCCGTCTTTTTAACACGGCGAAAACCCCCGAAGGTATCTTATTAAAGCGTTTTGAAAACGACGGCTACACTTACCAAGCCTACGACCAAGACTTTAAGCTTACGGCTAAAGACACAAAGCATATTGAAAAGATTTTAGCTAGCAAACACAAAGGGTTTATTTCCGAAGCGTTGGCGGTTATCTTTAAAAGAACGGACTTAAGCAAAACCGAACACTACACGGACGCGCACATTAAATTAAAGTCTAAAATTATTCGTGAAATGCCAGCCGAAGTAGCCGTTCCTTACCTAGTAGCTATTGCCGAAACAATTAACAAACAAGTCGAAAGCCTAAATGAAAGTACCGAAGGGTTGGCATGAGGTTAAGTTGTACCAATTTAAAGAACTTCGGGAACTCAAAGACTCCGAAGGGTTTTTTAATACGCAACTAGAAACGCTTGCAATCCTTTTAGACGTGCCTAGCGACGAACTAGAAGAACTTTCTTTAGACGAAATAGGCGAACTATTTAAGTCCGTTAAATGGGTTCTTAGCGAGCCTAAGAAGGCCCACGCAAGCGAAGTTATAATAGACGGCGATACGTACATTTTAAAGCCGTTTAAGAAGCTTACGCTAGATGAGTTTATAGACCTTAACTATTTCTTGACAAACGACTACTTAAAGCATATTTCGCATATTGTTTCCGTGTTTTACAGGCGTATTAATAAGGATAACTGGGGGAATATTGAATTTGAACCCTACATATTTAACCCGTTCGACGTGTTCGATAAGTTCGACGACTTGAATATTACGCAAGTCTACGGGCTTATTCCTGAGTTCCTAAAGTGGCGCGACGACTTTCTAAAGAAATACGAAAACTTATTTAATCAAGACGACGACGAAGACGACGAACCCTTAGACGTTAAGGAATTTGAAAGCTTAGAAGAATACAAGGAAAGTTTAAAGGCCCAAGAACAAGCCAAGAAGTCTAAAAAATGGGGGTGGGAAAGTTTGTTGTTTGACCTTTGCGAAGGTGACCTAACAAAAATAAAGGCAGTCGGTGAACTGCCCTTAATCTTTGTCTTTAATATGTTATCGATGCGTAAGGAAATGGGTTACTTAGAAACCCCTAAAGGTTAACGCCGCGTTGAACTCCCCGCCTATTGGCTCGAACGTGTAAATAATACTGCGCTTTTCTCCTAAGATTGTAGCTACTTGTAGGATTGGGTAACGTTGTGCCATCCATTCCGTGTATTGCTCGAATATCTCGGCGGTCGTTCCGTTGGCGTTTAGTTCTTCGGTAAGCTTAGCGCATAAGTCAAAAGCTGCCATGTTTACAGTACCATTATTTAAGAACCCGAAGTAGTACATTGCTAGAATTTGTATTTCTAATTCACCTAAAGCGGGGATTTGGGCGTTAATACGAATAGAGTCGTAAAGCGCACCCGTGTCGATTAGTGCCTCGGATGCAATAACACGCTTCAAAGTCTTTGCGATCTTGTTACGTGTTTTGTACTTAATGTTAAATATGCCGTTATTCTTGTACGCCATTTTCTTCGTTCGTGTTTTGTTCTTGCGCTAGCTTTTGTAAATACTGCAATAAAGGCAATCCGTATTTTACGGGCATTTCTTGAATGTAGGCCTCTAGTTCTTTCACATTCTCTTCAGTGAGCTGAATCATACGTCTTAAATTAAAGTTACTCCAATAGCGGCAGCAACATACTCGTTCACTACGTTGTTGTCAGTACCCCATGCTGCGAACTCTTCTTCGGTTAAGGTGTAGTTACCTTGCGAAAGTTGAAGTCCGTCTTCAGTTAGGAGCTGCCAATACGTTGTGCAAGTCGTTGCCTCAGTTGTAAAGTTAAGAACTAAAACGGACATTTGCGTAGCCGTTCCTGCGTTTAGTGGGTATACAATCGGCTCGATTGCTACTCCTTGTGTTGGTTGTGTTTTCATATTTTTATTTAATTAGTAAAATGCGTTCCAAGTTGTTCCGTTATATCCGTAGTGTTTGTTATCCGTGTTATCGTAGACAACCAATCCTGCGGCAGGTGATGCTATTGCGTTGCGTTGCGTTGTGGTCATTCGTGGGGGTAGGAATCCTTTTGTTGTGCTTGTTAACTCAAGGATTGAACTTGCATTTGCTGCGGATTGATTACCGATGCTTAATGCGGTTGCTATATAACTATTATTTCCCGATTGAGCGCCATTCAAGAAAATATATCCCGTTGCATTTTGATAAAGCGTTAGCGTTCCGTTAGGTCCGTCATTATTTAATTTTGCTCTTAAACTTCCTGCTGCATTTGTTAAAGAAAAATTTGAGTATGCGCCTGCTGCATTAAAGTTCCCGTTTGTATCATACGTTATTGCGTATGTATTTGGAGCTACGAATCTCGCAGTACCATTGACGTCTAAACGGAAGCCTGCGTCTGTGGTGGTGTTGATGAGGACGTTGCCTGTAGAAAATATACGCATCCTTTCAGTTCCATTAGTTCTAAAAGCGTGTCTAGATTGATGGTCATAATCACCCGAACCATAAAGGTCTAATGTTTGCGTGTTTCCGTTGTTAAATAAACGTAATCTAAAATCAGATGAACCAATACCACTTGATGCAGTTTGAATCATTGCAGTTGCTCCGTTGCTTACAGAAAAGCTACTTAAAGACGTACCTACAATAGTCGTATTCCCCTGCACCCTCGCAGTACCATTGACGTCTAAACGGAAGCCTGCATCGGTTGTTGTGTTTATTAGGACGTTGCCGTTTGGAGATAAACGCATTCTTTCAGAAGCATTTGCATAGAAAGCAAGTATTTGTTTATTCGTGTAAAAATAGCCTATGTTTGGCAACGAAGTATGATTGGTTCCTCCAAGTCCGAACTCGCATATATTACCTGCATTATCTTTAACTCTAATTACAGTAGTCGCATTTGTTCCCGTGCTTAAATTACGGACATTTAATCCTTCGAATGTAGAATCTATTGTTTTGACAATATCTACGTCAACACTTGGTGTACTCGTGCCAATACCCAAGCGGTTGTTTGTTGAATCCCAAAATAAAGACGAACTCTGCTGCAACACATTCCCCGTACCTTGAAACAATACTCGTCCAACAGTACCCGAAGCTATCGGTGTAGTGCCGACTGTTAAGCCTGTGGGCGGTAGCGGTATTGCATCAATGAGTTCTTGACCAGTTATAGATCGTGTGACGTAGCTTCCACTCTCAATGGTGGATACTTCGATTAGGTCGGTTGCTTCCAAGTCGGCTCCCTTGGGAGTCATCTGGGATATCTTCTGTGTTCTAAATGCCATACCTATATTGCAAATTGTCAGCCAAATGTTTAGAAGGCGAAGTATGAGTCATCGGTATAGTACTCCTGGCGTATGTGCGTGGCAGCGTAGCGGATGGCATCCATGGCATCATCGTACAGCTTCACGGGCTCATCCATGATTTGGTCACCCACCTTTTTCCATTTGTAGTTCTCATACTCTTTCTTGATGCGTGGCTCATCCTCGCAGACCACTCCGAAGGTCTTGATGTTGTCGATGCCCTTCTTGACCACCTTGTTGGCGTTCTGCACATCGTACCCAGCGTTGTTCATCTCGGCAATGATTTCAGGGCGAGCGTAGTCAGCCACGATAGTGACGTGCTTCTCAATGCCAAGGTCGCCCATCTTGTCGATGAGGTTGGTGGTGGTCAGGTAGCTCTCGTATATGACCGGCTCGATGTAGATGTCATTGTCGCACCAGTAGACTCGTATGAGTGCAGTCGGGTGATTGTATCCGAAGTCGAGTCCATACACGAAGTTGACGAACCTTGCCGGGCGATGCTTGACGAATGACCAATTCGAGTAGATGTTGCTCTTGCTGATGGCTTTCTCACCGAGCGCATAGATTTGATACAAGGCTTCATCGGTGCGCTTGAGGTCCTCAATCTGTCGCTTGATGCTGTCGGGCAAGAATGGGTTGTCTTTATACGTTGACTTGATGATGATGCTCTCCTCCATCGGCAGCTCGTACAGCCAAGAGGATGACTCACTCGGGTTGTAGTCGAAGATTAGCTTCTGCTCGGTCCTCATGTTGAGCTGCTGAAAATCTTCGAACCATAGCTCATTGGCTTCATTGCACCAGCCAAGGTCACGCTTGCGCCCTCGAATCTTCTGCTCGTCATCCACGCTGAAGAACTCCACGATGGACCCATTGCTGAATGTGTAGATGTGCTCCGACTTGTTGTGGCTCTGCACGTCATATATCTCCATCGCCTTCATGATTTCAAAGAAGTCACGCATCACCGTTGCCCTCAAAGCTGGGAATGTTTTGCGCACGATGCTGACCACCTTGCCAGGATGTTGGAGGCAGTACACCACGATCATTTGGCAGAGCGAGTAGGTCTTGCTCGAGCGGCTTCCACCCTCATTGATGATGAAGCGCACACCAGGGTCAGCCAGTGCGGTGTAGTTCTTTTCGAAGATGACAGTGCTGTCGATTGTGATTTCAGCCATAGGTCAAAGTTTAGGCAATAGGGATGCTATACGAGTATTTCTCTCATATAGACACTTCCGACAAATATAGCAATAATACTACTCTGTCGGTCTAATTATATTCACCTTCACCTCGGAGATGCTCTGCCCTCCAGAAGTGATGTCAGTCTTTTCAGTGAGACCATTCAGTCGCTGAGTGATGGATGCATTGAACTGCCCAACCATGCCTCCTTGAATTTGGTCGTTTCGAATTTCATCGCTTATGCGCGTGCAGATTGTCGTAAACGCTGAATATCTCCCTCCAGTGTTTGCGAAATAATCGTGCACCACAAGACCATGATCGTGTGCAAATACTCTGAAGCCACTCATTGTAAGCGGTACCTCCAGTGGAATCGGTTCAGCCTTCCCAGTCTTATTTGAAAGGGAATATTGATACCTTGGATTCTCTTTCACTTTCTTTCTATACTCAACGAAAAGCTGATATAGGTCCTCTGGCTCTTCGAAGTTTCTTGGTCTACCAGTTTTCATATCAATCCTAATCCTTTTAGTTTACTTTCTGCCCAATCAAGTCCAGTCTTGCCACCCCACAGAAGGAATGAAACGTATCCGCAGTCCTCTGGTGCTGAATCCTCGAATGTAGGTTCTGCCCTGGATAGGTATGAGTACATTCTCTTGATCGTATCCACTGAAATGGGCTCTTGATTTGCGAGCTGCTGTCCCCGAATTTTTCCCACCTGCGTTGCGCACTTGTTGCCGAGTTCTTTGTTGAGCTCGATTCCTCTGCGTGCATTGTTGCGCACCGAATCAGGATAGTCTGAGTAGGTTTTCTCTGCGAATGCTGCTCTGAACTTCGAGAATGCGCTCATTTTTGACTCTTCCCACATCGAATTGCACACAGCATATCGCTGGTCATTCTCTGGAAAGTCCTGGAGTGCTTCCTCATCGCCCATGCAGCGATTTAGAAACTCATCCTTGGTTTCGTTTGGTGTTGGCTTTGGCATTGGTTTTTCTTTTTCGTTTTGGTGTTGGTTCTGCTCTCGGAGCTTCCGTCTGCTCATCTGCCTCAATGCCCTCGTATCGAATGCACTGCTCTGGTGCAGTTGTGGTCTCCTTTTCGAACAAATAGCCGAATCCGATGCTGACATAGTATCGGTATCTGTTCACATCTATATTGTCAACAACCACTGTCATGTTTCCGAGCGTGGTATTCTTGACGATAGTCTTGCCCTTGTATTCATCTTTTATTTTCATAGTGTATGGATTTAAGCGTGTTTTTTATGTCAGAGATTAGATAGTGTGCTGACGTCACTGGGATGTTGAAATACTGCGCCATTGATCGTGCTGTTGTCAGCCCCTTATCGAAGTATGCCTTGGCGACTGCAATCTTGACGTTGTCTGTCAGCCCATCTCGGTAGATGTCCACCGATGACTTCCATCCCTGGTATTGCTGTTCGATTGCGATTTTGTAGTTCAAATCCTCATCATCATCGAAAGTGTCAGGAACTGCGATTTCTGATGCCAGGATTCGCTCGTCCTTGAAGCTGTTGACGTTTTTCCAGATGACTTGCCGCTTGATTGAGTTGAGGATATAGCTCTTGACCTTGCCGACATCCTCGGTGTTGTCATTGATTTCGAGGCAGTGAAGGTATGCGTTGGAGATGACCGTGTCGATAGTGAGTTTCGGATTGTACTTGGAGCAGAAATACCTGGTGTAGCGATACAACTCCTCATAGTGTGACGATATGTAGCGGTCAAGCGTTGCTTTCATACCAGTTGGTGAAATCTTTGTACCAGATTTTGCGTCTGATTTGCGAGCAGAAGCACTCACGGTCGGGCTGTCCGGTCACGCTGACCTTGATAGCC